TTTTCTTGCAGACCATTGACCCGCGGCTGTACCGTGTGTTGCTGCAGCTTTTACACTGTTAAAAATACGTTTGCGTAGTCCAGGCTTTGTATAGTTACCTGCTGCATTCACCTTACCGCCTTCTTTATACTCGGTAAAGTCTGTGTTATCACGACGTTTTTTAACGGTGCCTTTGGGCATCTTAGCAGGGTTTATAGCACCCATACCACGGGAGGCTCTCATTAAATCATCTTTCCTTTTGTTTTACCTTTTTTAGCAACGCCATCTGCGCGTTTAGATACACCGCCACCAGATTTCATTTTAGCCATCATGCCCCCACCCATCATTTTTTTAGGTGCAGCTTTTTTAACTTTACCGCCGTGTTTCATTTTACCTTTACCATCGGCCGCAAAAGCAGGTACTTCTTTACCGTCTTTCATAACCATTGGCATCCCACCTGCTGCATAACCTTTTTTCATCATGTTACCACCTGCTGCATATCCTTTTTTCATCATGTTACTACTCCTTGTATAAATTATTAAAAGTAACCTCTGGGTCCATATACGAATCGTCTTGCTCCGCACAATGAATCCATTGGCTTGGTTTAAAATCAGGTGCTCCTTGTCCAGTAACCCAATATGCCGGACTGGTAACTCGCACTCGATTATTTGGTAATGCCACTATGTTGCCTGTCCATTTACCCGCATCAGTTAGTATAAGTATATGACTTTGTTTATGCTGTGCTGGATCTTCTGAAACTTCGCTTTCAGCATAATCAACCGTAAACAAATACCTTCCGGTGTAAAACTCATTATTAATCTTACATAACCATGGAGATGGTTGTGCTCGGTCAATTCTAATAATACTATGATTGTACGAACTACAATCCCAAGGTTGCGCTAAATGTGTTTGCATTCTGTCAGGCCACTCTTCAAGTGGTATATCCCCGACCAACGCAGTAATAGGCATTCTAGCCCACATTGCTCCACCATGTACATTTGGTTGACTGCCGTCATCTGCTTCACAACCAGTAAATATTACTTGAAAACTAAGACATCGATCAGGAATAGTTGTAACCGCAACTGCCAATGCGTGTACGTATTCTCCATGATAATTTTGATGCCCATTTGTAAATTCTTTTCTAATCCAACATTTAAAATAAGGAATATTACTTGTTAAATACATTAAACAATTTTGCCTCTTGTTTTACCTTTAATAGCACAGCCATCTGCACGTTTAGATGCTAATCCACCTTTAGCCATTTTTTTAGCTGAAAACATTTTTTCAACCATTCCTATCCGTTGGGGTTTTGTTGTTACTTTACTAACAATCTTTTCTCGTTCCGACTTAGTTTTACCTTTGTTATAAAACCCAGCATTTTTTAATGTTTTAACAACTTGGCCACCTTTTTTATATGCTTTTTTTAATTCTTTTTTAGGTTCAGGTTTAGGTGATGCAGGTTTATCTTCTTTTTCTTTAATTAAATCTTTAACTGTCTGTAAAGGATCGTAAGGTTCTTCTCTAGCTCTTATTGCTGAATCATACTTTTCTTTAGGTGATAATTCTCTATATCTTTTTTCAGCGTCTTTATCCATGATTAGCAAATCCTTCCTTTTGTTTTACTTTTAGTCATACCACCTTTTTTAAGAGCAGCTAAGTTTGATTTTTTACCACCATGAAGTTGTTTCTCATGCATGCCTACAGCTTTTTTAACCATAGTTTTATCTTGTTTAAGATCCGTTTTACCCCCATTTTTATAGGACGCTGTTTTTGCAGCATTAGCAAAATCACTTTTTTTAGGAGCTCCTTTAGATCCTACACTACGCATCTTTTCACCAGACCCCGCAGCGATACGTCGTTTTTTTGCAGCAATATTGGCATACAAACCACCCCCTGCAAACTTCTTGCCTTTATCCGCTTTCATAAATTCTTCTCCTACTGATTGTGGTATCCCAGTTTTTCTAGCAAACTTAGGATTATTAGCTACCGCTGCCATTAAGTTATGTTGTTTCTTTGATTTACTAGGCATTTTGATTTCTCCATCTTACACATTTAAAACAATTACAGTCGGGAAAATAATGTCCAGGTTTTTTAAAATTTTCTTTTACTTTTTCTACGTGTTGTTTAATACTTGTTTCAATTTGTTTGCTAAGTATTTCTTTGTTTTTTTGTATAACTTCTGTATGAATAATTTCATCTAATATTTCCTTTTGTTTTTGCTTCTTAAATTTAAATATTTTTTTTATGAAAGCTTTCATACTACTTACCTTTTTTTAACCATCCTTGTACAGTTTTAGTTTCGTAAATACGAATAGCTGTCCATACAATAGTGAATAGTGCTGCGATTGCTGGTAACCAGCTCATTAATGTTCCCATAACCGTTGCCACCGAAGCCCCATCTATTAAATGTTTAGTATGTTCATCTAAATTTGAAAAATATTTTATCATTAGCATTTCCACCTTTTTAAAGAAGCAGCCTTACGAGTAGGTCTACCTTTTTCATCTTTCATAGGACCGGGCATACCAGACATCCTAGCACAAAACGATCTTTTACGAGCGCCGCCTTGTGGTTGAGGAGCTTTGAGGTTTGACCCAGTAGCTGCATTATATTTAGCACGACCTTTAGCAGTGAGACCTGCGCCTTTAGACACAGGGAGCTTCTCACCACGTCCGACTGCTAAGGATACACCTTTTTTCTTACTAGCCATAGAATACTGTTATACCAGCAGCGGTAGGTAAATCAACATAAACACCATTGTTAAAACGAATACCTTCACCTGGAAGAATTGTAGAAATAACTGCAGTGTTAGTTGTAATGTCTAGTGATAATCTAATAGTGCCAGAAGCAGCGGAAGCATTATCATAAAAATCAATTTGTCCTGCAGTACCGCCAGGTTTAATTTGATATCCTTTGACGCGTACAGGGTACGCAGCTACTACTCCATCAGCATTTAAATGTGTGGATAATATATCAGTTTGCATCATAATTAATCTCCTTAGATTAAGAAAGGGTTAATTAACTTGCTTTAATTACAACTACTTTATAGGTTGCTGATGCTGGGTCTACTGAAGATCCTGTAATATTAGTAGCGCGAACAGTGACTGTGTCAGCTGCTGAAACAAACGCATTAAATACAATTCCTGCTGTGGGTGCAACGGGTAAGCCTAATATAACAGCGTCGTTAGCTGCGGCGCCAGTTACGGTAATAGTTAAGTCTTCTTGAGCTGCTGCTGCAATAGAAGCAAAATTAAGAGCGGCTGAAGCGCCTAAAACGTTTTCGAGAGTAAGTCCAGTTGATCCAACAAAACCGTTATCAGATTTGACTGGGCCTGAGAATGTTGTTTGTGCCATGATATTTTTCCTTCATACAAAGTTAAGCTTATCCGTCTTGTATGCGTCTGCCGGGACAGTCTGATAAGCCGGGTAACCCGGATTCCCAAATAATACCTGAATTGGCACTATTTGCAAGTATTATAGCATTATTTTTGTTGGTAATCTATGAGATATTGTGCGGCTTTTGATAAAACTTTTGGATTATCTTTGGCGTGTCCTAGAAAAGAATTACAGTGAAAACATAATAAATCTCTTAATTTTTTAGTAGTGTGGCAATGATCTACACATAAGGGTTCTACTTTGCCTCGTCTTATATTGTCGTTTGCGTCTTTACCACATAATGCACATTTATAATCTTGGCTAGCTAATTTAGTTTCGTATTCTTGGGGAGTTAAATTATATCTGAGTTTTAAATTACATTTTCTACTTATGGCTTTTCGCCACTCTTTAGGCTGCGTTTTATCATAGTCTGATATTTGTTTAAGGCGTTTTTCTTTATTTTCTTCGTACCACTTTGCATGGTATTTTTTATGGTAGGTTTTGCGTGCTGCTTTGTCTTTGAGTGGCATAACACCTCCTAAGTTCAAAGCAGTATAACATAAAAAAGGAGGCTGTAAACCCCCTAATCTATCGCTAAATTAATAACAGTCTGTTACCCAGTCCATTACTTATTCATTACGTACATCGTTATTTCAAAGCCAAATCTCATTTCTGTTGCAGCTGGTTTAGTCCACATAGTATTTTCCTTTTCAAAAAGTTATATAGAGTTTCTACTCTACAACTGCATTATTTCAAATTGCATGAAAACAAACATCAAGAAAACCATGAAAAAAGGGCTTGCGTTTTAAACAAGCCCCTTAGTAGTACGTAGCAAAATGCTAATTAAGCGCCTGGTGAACCAAACATACCAAGTGGATCTGAGAATCCAAATGAATAACGTTCACGGGCTTTATAACGAACGTTGCCTGTATCAAAGTCACCATCCATAGAGGTTGATAACGGTGTACGGACAAAGTGTTTCATGCCGTTAGGTACATCAGTTGTTAAGAAATATGCATCAGAATCTGTCAAGTAATGGTTAATTGTATAACCCTCTGGGATTGATCCATTGTTCTTAATTGCGTTGATATCGTTGTCAGCTGTTGATACACGTAATTCAGTTTCGAGCAAACGAGTTGCAACGAATTGATTACTTGGAGCAACAACTAATTTACGAGGTTGAGCAGCAATTAATAGCCCACGCTCATCTGTCCAAGCTGCAATTTGAATAACCGCATTTTCAAGTGCAGTTTCATTTAAGTCAGTTGGAGTTGATTGAGTGTTGCTGTTTGTGCCACCACTAACAAGTGGGTGAGCTGTACTAAATAATGCTACACCATCACCACCAGCATTTACGCCGGCAGTAAAGCCATTATTAAGAACTGCGGCAGCCTTAACTTGTTTTGTGTAAGCCATAGCGCGAGCTAAAGCTTTTGTGTAACGTGCTGATAATGTGTCATACAAGTTATCTTCTACAGCTTCTTCTGTGAGGGAGAAACCAAGAGCAATAGTTTGATGATTATATCGAGCAGTAAAAGCTTCTTGCGCATTGTCATAAGCGATGGCTGAGCCTTCGTTTTTAACAGGTGCTGCTGAAAAGCCTGATAGTTTTGTTTCTTCTTCGAAAGAACGTTCTGAAGTCTCTGTTTCGTAGATTTCTTTGTGTTCTTCGCCGTAACGTTTATACTCTAGACCAAACAAAGCGTTAAGTCCTGGGAGTAGCTCTTTAAGGAGCTGTGCGCGTGAAATAGCCATGTGTTATTCTCCTTATACGCCGGTTGAGTTGTTATACTGATGCATAGTTGCATTAATCTTAACGATAAACTCAACAAATGAATCAGTGCCAGTTGCAGTATCTCTAACCACATCAATAATACGAATAGGTAGAGTGTTAGTAGTAGCTTGTGTTCCTTCGTCAATTGCTACTTTTGAATCACCAGTAACAGTTGATCCAGCATTTTGAATTAAAGCGATGTTATTACCAATCGCAGATTTACCCATAGCAGCAACAGTTGTTGTAGAAGAACAAGAAACTACTTGGAATAATGTATCAGGATCATCTGCAACGACTGCAAAAATTTGAGTGCCTGATTTAATTGATTGTGAAGCTGGGTAAAACTGTTGTTGTTGTACTTGACCGGTAGAACCATTTGTGAACTGCACGCCTAAAAACACACCGCAAGGTGTAGCTGTAGTTGTACCTGTGTCTTTTTCAATTGTTCCATCGGAAACACGTTTTACTAAATCGCCATAGAAAATGTTTGTAGCATAGCCGTCTGCAATTTCCATTAAGCGAGTTGACCCCGCAAAAACTTGACCGCCAATTAAATTAACTGGTTTTAAGCCATACGGAGCGTCTACGGTTGGATAAGCCATAATTGTCTCCTTTAAATATTTATATTAATTACCTTTACCAAACGACGTTGTAGCTTTCTTTTCTGAAAAAAGAGGCATACGCGGATCGTTTTGTTTCATAAAGCTGTTGTCCACTGCATCGGCTTGTTGTTTTGCTATGTTTTCATAGTGAGCCTTACGTTGAGCAACAAACTCTTCTGGTATCTTGCATAATAATAGTCCACCAATTTCAACTCCGTCTTTAAACCGAGCATTTTGGTCAACCATTATTTTCATTTCAGGGTGGTCCGCTAATTTAACGGGTTCCCATCCTTCACGCATTTTGGAAGAAACATTTAGATTATCAGCATCGTTTAAAACACTAGTACGAATCCAGCGATATGCCCAACCAGGTACCTTTTTAAACTCAGGTAATAGTGAGGCGGGTTTCCAGCTATCTGCGCGTTGAAATTCTTCTCGTACTTCTAAATCACGATCTAATCTTTTATTATCCATTTGCATTCTCCAATTTTAAAGTTTCTCTTGCATATTGTTCCGGTGTTATACCAAATTTCTTGGCTAACGCTACTTGTGTTTTTGTTAATCGTACTTTTTTAGGCGCGGTACTACGCGTTGCCGGAGCAACTACAGTCGAAGGTTTAGTGCGCTCGGCGGGTTTTTCCTCGTCTAGCGTTGCATCCCCAAAGTATTCTGGGAATCGTTTTTGCATCGTACTATCTATACGACGATAATATTCATCAGATGTAGGACTGATTCCACTTCTAACTAATTTCTCATGTAGACCTAGCGCTAAGCTGGTCATTTCTTCATCTTTACCAAACCATTCGTTTTTCTCTTGCCATTTTAGGGCTTTGTCGTCTGGTTTGTATGAAGGTTGTTCATTTTGTGGTATATATACAGGATTTTCTGCTTCCTGTAAAGTTTTTTCGTATTGAGGCTTATAGCTTTGAGCTTGAGACAATCGCATTTGAGCATCATTCATTTTTTGTTGAGCTTCAATAATTTGTTCAGTATTACCTGAATCATATGCCTCACGATAATCGCGTTTAGCTAAATTAAGCTGATTCTCTAATCCTGCTTTAAGTGTCTCAATGTAAGTTGCTTCGCCAGAACTTAAAGTTGTTTTTAACTTCTTATTTTCCTCGGCAATTTGCTGAGCAAATCTAATTGCTTCTTGTCTTTCTCTGTCAGCTGCTTCTTTAGCGCGTCTTTCGTCATGCCAAACTTTTTTAAGCTGCGCCATACGTTGTTTAACTCGTTCAGAGTAATCATCAAGCGTATCTTTTTCTAATTCTTCTACCACATCTTTTGGTAAAGGCTCGCGACCTTTATCTTGTGGTGGTGTATCGTCTTCTATTTCAAGGTCAATATCATCATCTTTAACCTTGGCTTCTACCTTAACTTCATTTTTAGGTTCAGCTTTTGCCTCTACTTCTTTTTCTTCAGCAGGTTTAGCCGCTGGTATTTCGTCATCATCTGGATATTCAAAAACAATATCTCCATCTTTTACGTCAGCCATAACTTTCTCCTATGCGCGAGTGTAGCC